ATCACTTCTAAGATCATCTGTACTATTTTGTCTATTTTTTGTATCTTGTCTCCGCAGATCAGGTACAGGAATTTCAAGTTGAAGTTCTGTACTGTCTGCATACCTCTGACTGAATTGCTGAAAAGTAAAACTCCGATGCCGGAGGATTTGCGTAGCAATCGCAAGCGAGGTATTAATCTCAACTGTAAGGAATGCATGTTCGAAGATGCTCCAGTGTTGATTCTTGATACAATATTTAAGCAATCCTTCAAAAGAATCATTCTCTTGATTTTTTGGATTACTCACCCGAGCACAATACGCAATATGCTTTTCTGCGTCTGGTGTTGCAGAAATAAGTTTAACTTCCGATTTCATTTTCCAAATCCTTTTGATGTATATTTTTCCAATTCAACAAGTCCATTTTCAACAACTCTCAATTGTGATTTCATTTCTTTCAGTTGTTTATCTGAATACAAATGTTCCTGTTTGATTAATTTTTTAAGCAGTTTAACCAATTGCCTTGATCTGCTAGTCATCATCATCCTCAAATACTTCGTCATAATCTAATTCTTTTGGTCTAGCATCATCATATCGATATGATGATACATCAGAATAAATTTCTGCCTTCAAAGAATCTACAAGAAGTTCAAGATTACGAACAATAATTTTTAGTTTATCTTTATTCATAAATCGAAAGAATTTTAATTTATTTTAGCATAAAAAAAGGGAAAAGACAATTTCTTCCCATTAATTATTATTTTCTTTTTTTGCTTTCTTTAGGAACATATCCATATGTCTTTGGATTTACTGTTCCTTCAGTCCATTTAATTTCTTTGAGTGCTCCCTTTCCATATTCATCATAATATCTATCAAACACTTCTATTCTAGCACCTGATTGTACTATATCATATTTTTCTACATCTTTCACACAATAAATCACAAGATAAGAATTTACAGGAAGACTCTTATCTTGTGCTAATGATTTATCACAATCTTTGTGAATAATATTCAATTCCTTTCCTCCGGTTTTCAACCTCTATTTCCCCAAACAATATCAGGATATGCTTCAGAAACAATCTCTTTATTAATTTTATACTTAGTTTCAAGTTTTTTATCTTTACATAAACAAAGAATTTCTGCTTCAAATGGATGCAAACCTTCCAAAAGATTTACAAAAATATTTTCTCTACGAATACCATTAAGAGAATCATTACCACCTTTTACAAAATTATAAAATTTATCATATTCATTACGAATTGAAGAATATCTTTGATCAATTGCTCCTATAGATGAACCATTCAATTGTTTGACTGCATCTTCAATTCGTTCTGACATTGTTGTTGTTTTCATGTCATTATCACCAAAAAATGGTACATCACCTTCTGGAAGTGCAGAAATTACTGATTCATCGAAATTCCAAATAAAAATTGCTTTCAATGAATCGTGTTCATATGTTTTAAGAACTTCTACTTTTTTTACTTTTGATCTTTGTTTTGAAGCAAGAGTAAGAATTTCAAATATAAATGGATTTGTAGGAAGAGTTTCGAGTTCAGTCTCTGTCTTCGTCGTCGTCGTTGTCGTCATAATCGGTTTCAAATCGTACTGCTATTATTTCGTCGGGAAATAAATTCCCATTTTCATCAAACATTTCGGGATGTGTATAAATTTGTCTAACTTGATTTTCATACAAGTAAGACTTCGTTAGCCAACCTATTACTCCACCTACAAGTAAAAATAAAAAAGATAATATAGTAAAAATGGTGAGTTCTGATGCTAACATTTTTCTTTCTCCAAGAGATTACTTTTTCTTTGATACTCTTAGTTCAATTTTAAAATGTATCTCTTGTTTAAAAAGAGAAAACATTTTTCCAAAACTGAACTGTCTAGAATCCAATTCTGGTTGAATTTCTCCTCCTTTTTTTCGAAGTAATAACTCAACACCACGATTGATGTTTGTTTTTCCAGAATTATTTATAGTACTCATTAAAACATATTATTTTCTTGTAAGTACTTCACTGTATCACTACATCCACCAATATGTTTTTGGTCAAAAATAACTTGTGGAAATGTAGATCCTTCACCAAATTCGGCATAGAATTCTTCTCTTGTAAATTCAGTTCCAAGTTCATAACAAATGACTGGGTATCCTTTTCTGACACTCAAATCACCCAGAACCATTTTGATTTTGTCGCAATAAGGACAACCTTTTTTTGAATAAACTGTAAAATTCATAAAATTACTAATAAGGGTATAAGAATTACTAAAATTGAAATTAAGATCCCCATTACTTCTATAGTAATGGGGTAGATACTACCATCATCCATGAATGTTAAGATGCATTGTTTCTTCTTGGTCTATACTTATATAGATTTGAATTATCTTCTGGTTTCATCCAATTTACTATAGCATCTCTTTTTATTTCTGTAAAAAAATCTTGCTGATAATACCAAGTTTCCCAAGGAGTATGAGCCTTGGATTGATTGCAAGAATGGCAACATGCCACTACATTTGTTTTAATGTCTAAACCACCTTTACATTGTGGAATGATATGATCTAGTGTGATGTTTTCTTCAGATTGACAATAGGCACACTTATTTTCCCATTGCTCTTTTATATTTTTTCTCCACAATCGTTTTGCGTCTGCTTTACTTGTCGTTTCTAGATTAAACAAATAGTCCTTAAACGAGTGTAGAGGAACCATAAGTACTTGCGACTTATAATTATTTATTCTTAGTTTTAATAACTTCTGCTAACTCTTTAAGTGTGATATAAATGTAATGAAACTCATTATAGAGATTAATATCTTGATCTCTTTCTAAGAAATGTTTAATTTTGTTTATCATATTTTTTTCTTACACGCATCTCTTGACCAAGCACGACTTAAACTATTGACATAAGAACATCCTTTTCCAGATTTCCCACAATAGGGGCATACTGCATCTGGTGGATCATTCGCAAAAGAATCATAAAATTCTTTTTTTGATTTCTTTGCGTTCTCTGCTTGTTTATGCTTTCTGTGATTCATACAACAAAAGGTTCTTGTTGTCCTTCTGGTAATTTAATTGTTGATGCATTAAGTGCTTCAACCTTTCCAGCAGAAAGACCAACTTGTCCCGGAAGTTGCTTATCAGTTGTTGAACTTACATCAATCACTTGATCCATCAAAAATCTATGACGACTATATGTTCTTTTTTCTGGACCAAAGGCAACCATCATCATCGCATCATTAATATCGGCACAATGACAGATAATTCTTCCAGTCCTAATTTCAGTTACTATCCAGTATTCGTTCATGATTTTTATAAATTTATACAATACCAATAAGATTAATTGAAGAAGAATTTTTTAATTTATTTGTTTCTCCTTTATGATAAATCCAACAATCTTCAGAACAATCAAACTCATCTAACATTTCTTTTACTGCTCTTTTTACTCCAGGAAACCAATCAGTTCCTTCATTATAATAATCGTGTCCAGCAAGAATACCTCCTATTTTTACTTTAGGCAACCATGCTTCAATATCCATTTTAATATCTTCATATTCATGAGATGCATCAAGAAAAACAAAATCTAAAGAATTGTTTTTGAATTTTTTACATGCATCTAAGGAAGAAATTTTTAATGGAAAATAATATTCTTCTACTGGTTTCATATTCTCTAAGAAAATATTATAAAGTTGAGGTAATTCTTTCATACCTTCATGTTCAACACTTCCTTCCCAAGTATCAATACAATAGAACTCAATATCTTTATTTGAATTTGCAATTTCTACTGCCATATAAGCAGCCGATTTTCCTTTCCAAGAACCAATTTCAACAAACTTACTTCCAGAAGAAAAATTTTTTACAATATTAGAATACAAAATTGGATAACTGAACCAATTCTCCCCAAACTGTGATTGATCGTAGATATGGTTTTTAACTTTATTGCTGTTTTGCATTATTCTCTTCAGTGATTTTAGTATTATAAGAAACTTCTGGTAAATTGTAAAGTGCTGGTGGTTTGAAATCTGCCGGTGGTCTATAAAGATTGGGCCAAGTATCTCTGATAATTTCTGCGAGTTTATTTGATGTGGTGGAGGTTATCATAGAAGGGACATTAGAAAGAGGAACACTCCGAATAACTGGAAGAGCAGGAGGATGGTTAGCATAAAAAAAGGAACTCCGAAGAGTTCCTTAGCATTATATCAACCGATAGAAGGAGCAGTAAGAGCAACCGAAGTTGTTTCTGCTGCTGCAAGGTCAAGTGGGAAGTTGTGGGCGTTACGTTCGTGCATAACTTCTAGTCCGAGACCTGCACGATTCAGAATGTCTGCCCAGGTAGGGATGACACGGTTCTGACTATCAACAATACTTTGATTAAAGTTGAAGCCATTCAAATTGAAGGCCATAGTAGAAACACCAAGAGCAGTAAACCAAATACCAATTACTGGCCAGGCAGCAAGGAAGAAGTGCAACGAACGGGAGTTATTAAAGGACGCATATTGGAAGATAAGACGACCGAAATAACCGTGAGCCGCAATTATGTTATATGTTTCCTCCTCTTGTCCGAACTTGTATCCATAATTCTGTGATTCAGTTTCTGTGGTTTCACGAACCAGTGAAGAAGTAACCAAACTTCCGTGCATCGCAGAGAAAAGTGAACCACCAAATACACCAGCAACTCCAAGCATATGAAAAGGATGCATCAGAATGTTATGTTCTGCTTGGAAGACAAGCATATAATTGAATGTGCCAGAAATACCAAGAGGCATAGCATCAGAGAATGAACCTTGACCG